ACCAAACGCACGCATGCGCGGGTATTGAGGGGGTAGGGGTAAGAAAATGGGATTGAGGGGACCGGCACCAAAGCCAACAGCACTCAAACAGCTCGCTGGAAATCCCGGCCGGAGACCGCTAAACGCTACCGAGCCGCGACCGGATGTGCGCATGCCTGCATGTCCCAAATGGCTCAGCGTTGAGGCGAAGGCAGAATGGCGCAGGGTTGCCAAGCGCCTGCATGACGCTGGCGTGCTGACGTACGTCGACCGCGCGGTCTTGGCGATGTACTGCCAGGCCTGGGCGCGCTGGGCTACGGCAGAGCAAATGGTGATTGAACTTGGGCAGACGTCTAAGAATGATAAGGGAGTTGAGTATATGTCTCCCTGGTTGACGGCGTCAGCGATGGCCCTCAAACAGACCGAGACGCTGGCGGCCAAACTTGGCATGACACCGAGTGACAGGAGCAGGATATCGAGTTTTGCTGACGGTCAGCAGACCTCTGGAAAGAAGAAAGAGACGATGGCCGAGCGGCTGTTTCGAGAGGCGCAAATGAAACAGGCGCAAAGGGAACGAAGTGGCTGAGTACACCTTTGACGAGATCGCGGCAGAAACCGCTGTCTTGTTCTTTGAAACGGCTCTGGTTCACTCGAAAGGCGAGTGGGCCGGAGACCAGTTTGTGCTGCAGGAGTGGCAAGCCAGAGATATTGTGCGCCCACTCTTTGGCTGGAAGCGCGAAGATGGCACGCGACGGTATCGCATTGCGTACATCGAAGTACCAAGAAAGAACGGAAAATCAACCCTTGCGGCCGGCCTGGCGCTGTTGCTCTTGACGAATGACGGCGAGCCCGGAGCTGAGGTGTACAGCGCGGCAGCGGATCGTGAGCAGGCGGCTATTGTTTTCGAAGAAGCCAAGGCCATGGTTGAGGCCTCGCCTGAGCTGTCGGAGATCTGCGATCCATACAAGCGCTCGATTACCGTTCCATCTACGCGAAGCCTTTACCGGGTGCTGTCGCGCGACGCCTTTACAAAGCATGGGCTCAACGCTCACGGCGTTGTCTTTGATGAGGTTCACGCGCAACCAGACCGGGAATTGTGGGACGTCCTGAAAACCTCGATGGCCGCGCGCCGTCAACCGTTGATGGTGGCGATCACGACGGCTGGTTTTGACAAGGATTCGCTTTGCGCCGAGCTACACGATTACGCCAAAAAGGTGCTAGACGGAACGGTAGATGATCCAAGCTTTTTCGCTTACATTGCCGCCGCCGATCCAGAGGACGACTGGCAGTCTGAAGACACATGGGCAAAGGCAAACCCCGGATTGGGCGTGACGGTCAAGCTCGAGTATCTGCGCGAAGAGGCAAAGCGAGCCGCTGAAATTCCCGCCTACGAGAACACTTTCAAGCGTCTACATCTCGACTTGTGGACGGAGCAGGAAACGCGCTGGCTGGCGATTGACACCTGGGACAAGTGCGCCGATGAGGTCGAGGCCGAAGCGCTGGCCGGGCGCACGTGTTACGCGGGCCTTGACCTTGCGTCAACCAACGATCTGGCCGCATTTGTGCTGGATTTCCCGGACGGCGAGGATCCAGAAATACACGATGTTCTGGCCTGGTTCTGGATCCCGCGCGAAAACGTGTTGGCCAAGATCAAGCGCGACGGGGTGAGGTACGACGTTTGGATCAAGCAGGGATTGATCGCGGCAACCGAGGGCGACGTCATCGACTACAAGGCAATCGAGATGAGGATCGACGAGGTTGCCCAGCGGTTCAACATCAAAGAGGTTGCCTACGATCGATGGGGCGCGACTGAAATGATCCAGCGCCTACATGATTCCGGCATGAACGTGATCCCGTTCGGCCAGGGGTTTGCTTCGATGTCTCCTGCAACCAAGGCCTTTGAGAAGCTATTGCTATCCAAGCGCATCCGGCATGGCGGCAATCCGGTGCTGAGGTGGATGGCTGGTAATGTGGTCGTGCGACAGGATCCAGCCGGAAATCTGAAGCCAGACAAGTCGAAGAGCAAGAACAAGATCGACGGCATCGTGGCGATGATCATGGCGCTCGACCGGGCAACACGCAAGGATGACCAGGGCAAGCGCTCGGCCTACGACGCCGAAGAAAAAGAGCTGTTGGTGCTATGAGCGCACAGACCTATAATCCGTCGCAACTACGAATTACGGCGCTCTGGCGCGGGACGGTCGAATGACAAACAAGTACGATGCCGCTGCGTTCATCGTTGGGCTGCTGATCTTCAGTGTTGGTCTGAGCCTGGCGTGGTATCCGCTCGGGCCTATTGGCGGCGGCATGGTGCTGATGGCGACCAGCCTATTTGGTCCGCGCGTGAAGGTGGGGTGAGGATATGAGCTATCTGTCCAATCTGTTCGGTGGGGGTCCGCGGGCCGGAACGTTGACGGCCGAGCAGGCGTTCGCGGTGGCGGCGTCAGGGACATCGAGCGGCGAACCCGTCAACCAGGATCAGGCGCTGAAGATCAGCACGGTCTGGGCCTGCGTTGGCCTGATCTCGGAGAGCATTGCCATGCTGCCGGCGGTTGTGTATCAGCGCATGTCGAACGGCGGGCGGCAACGGGCCGATAACCATCCGCTCTTCGATCTGGTGCACCGTCAGCCCAACCAGACGCAGACCGCCTTTGAGTTCTTCGAGCAGATGACGGGCTACGTGGCCATGCGCGGCAACGCCTATTCCAAGATCCTGCCGGGCGCACGCGGGTTTGCCGACCAGCTCGAGCCGGTGCATCCCGACAAAGTGCGCGTCGAGAAGCTGACCGACGGCACGCTGCGCTACCGCATCCAGGGCGAGGATAAGCCCTATTTGGACAGCGAGATCCTGCACCTGCGCGGGCGGTCGAAGGACGGCATCCTGGGTCTCGATCCGGTGTCGTATGCCCGCGAGAGTTTCGGCCTGGCGCTGGCCGGCGAGAAGTACGGCGCCCGGTTCTTCGGCAACAGCGCCAACCCGGGCGGCGTCCTGCAGACGGACAAGAGCCTCGACGACAATGCGGCGCGCAAGCTCAAGGCCCAGTGGGAAGCCGCGCACGCGGGCGCCAACCAGCACCGGGTCGCGGTGCTCGAGGATGGCGTGAAGTGGCAGCAGATGTCGATCGACCCGCGCAATGCCCAGTTCCTCGAGGGGCGCGAGTTCCAGGCTGAGGACGTCTGCCGTTGGTTCCGGGTTCCGCCGCACATGGTAGGCCTGACCTCGAAGGCCACGACCTGGGGCAGCGGCATCGAGCAGATGAGCATGGGGTTCGTGACTTACACGCTCATGCCGTGGCTGGTGCGCTGGCAGCAGGCTATCAGCCGCGATCTGATCCTGGCGCCCAATACCTACTTCGTTGACTTTGTCGTCGACGCCCTGCTGCGTGGCGATACCCTGGCGCGTTACAACGCCTACGAAATCGCCAAGCGCAATAACTGGATGTCTGCGAACGAGATCCGTCAACGCGAGAACATGAACCCGATCTCGGGCGGCGACGTGTACGGCGAGGCGGTGGCCATCGCTGCTCCGGTGGCGGTGCTGTCCGAGACGAAGCCAAGCGCCCGTTATGAGCAACTGCTGCGCGACGCGGCCGGCCGGGTGGTGCGCAAGGAAATCGCGGCATTGACCAAGGCGGCGAAGAAGGGCGGCGACTTCGCCCAGGCTGCGGCCGAGTTCTACGCCGACCACGCCGACTTCGTGGTGCAGGTGCTGGGCCTTGCGCTTGACAAGGCTCAGGCTTACGTATCCGAGCAAATCGATGAACTGACCGAACGCGGCCCGCAGGCCATGGCCGACTGGGATCCGCGCCGAATCGACCATCTTGTGGAGGTGTTTCATGGCTGAAGAAAGATTGAACCGCAGCGAGGCGACGGTGTTGGGCTGGGTGCGGGATACGCCGTGGGCCGTCACCCCGACGATGCTGGCCACGATTCTCGGGATCGCGCGGCGGCATGCGTCCGGCGAGAAGTTGAGCGTCGAGGACATCGCCGCCCGCATCGGTGACCGGCAGCGCCCGAGCAGCAGCATCCAGGGCGATATCGCCGTGTTGCCGCTGTACGGCGTGGTCGTGCCGCGGGCGAGCCTGATGAGCGAGGTCAGCGGCGCGACGTCGGCCGAGACGTTCGGGCGCCAGTTCCAGGCGTTGATGAGCGATCAGCGGGTGGGCGCGGTCGTGATCGACGCCGACAGCCCGGGCGGATCCGTGGCCGGCGTGGACGAATTGTCCAAGCTGATCTACGACGCCCGCGGTTCAAAGCCGATCATCGCCGTGGCCAATCACCTGATGGCCTCGGCCGCGTACTGGATTGGCACCGCCGCCGACGAACTGGTGATGACGCCGAGTGCCGAGGTCGGCAGCGTGGGCGTGTTCGCAGCGCACGAGGACGTCAGCGTGGCGCACGAGAAGGCGGGCGTGAAGACGACCCTGATCAGCGCCGGCGAGTTCAAGACCCAGGGCAATCCCTACGAGCCTCTGACCGAAGAGGCGCGGGCCACAATCCAGGCCAGGGTTGACGAGTATTACGGCATGTTCGTCAAGGCCGTGGCTCGCAACCGGGGCGTTTCCGTGGCCACTGTGCGCGAGGACTATGGCAAGGGCCTGGCGCTGGGCGCATCGCAAGCTCTGGCGGCCGGGATGGTTGACCGGGTCGAGACGCTGGACCAGACCTTGGTCCGGCTTGCAAAGGGCCAAAAGGGTCGTACAATGTCCGCGTCGGCCGAACTCGATTTCCGCCAGCGGCGGGCTCGCGCTATCGGCTGACACGCCTGAACAACTGAACGACCGGAACGAACCGCCAGCACGTGGGCGGTGACCGCGCCCGGCCTGGGTTTTGCTGACCGTCAGCAGAACTCCGGCCGGGCGCTTTTGTTTGTGCATCCGCGGCGGCTCCGTCGAGACCGCTGCTCCGTCCGAAGACGGCGACTACGTTGGATCAATCGAACATTCACTCTTGGAGACAGGACATGGACAGCAAGCTTTACAAGGGTCTGCTGCAGAAGCGGGCCGATCTGATCAAAGAGCAAGGCGAGATCTTCCTCGCGGCCGAGACCGCCGGCACGATGACGGCCGAGCAGAAGCAGCGCGATGACGCGATCTATGCCGAGCTCGCCGCCGTCAAGGCCGACATCGAACGCCAGGAACGCCGCAACGAAATCGTGCGCACCGCTCCGGCTGTGCAGATCTCGGGCGGCAAGCCGATGATCGAAGACGATCCCAAGCGCGGCTTCTCCAACCTCGGCGATTTCGCCATGGCCGTCAAGGGCGCGTACACCCCCGGTGGGCGCGTGGATGAGCGCCTGAATTTCGGCGCCGCCCCCACGAACTACCACCAGGAAACCGGGTCGGACGAGGGGCGCATGGTACCGCCGGCGTTCAAGGCCGACATCTTCGAGGCCGTCACCGAGAGCGATGACAGCCTGATCACGGCCGTCGACAGCGAACCGACCGGCAGCAACGTGGTCGAGTTCCTACGCGACGAGACGACCCCCTGGGGCGCATCGGGCATCCAGTCATACTGGCGCGCCGAGGCCGGCCAGTTGACCGCCTCGAAGCTGGCGACCGCCTCTGAGCAGGTCCGCTTGCAAGAGCTGTACGCGTTCGTCCTGACGACCGCCGAGCTGGCGCAGGATGCGCCGCGCCTGGCGGACCGCCTCACCCGCAAGTCGGCGCTGGCGATCAAGTACAAGATCAACGAAGCGATCGTGAACGGCACCGGCGCGGGCCAGCCGCTCGGTTGGTTTACCAGCGCCGCCAAGGTCACGGTCACGCGCGCGGGCGCCGGCGCGGTCGCCTCGACCGACATCTCCAAGATGTTCGCCCGGGTTCTCGGCCAGACCCAGGCGATCTGGTACGTCAACCCGGACGTGTTCCCGCAGTTGCCGCTCATGACCGTCGGGCAGCAGCCGGTGTGGACGGCCCCGAACGGGTTCCAGTCCGCGCCCGGTGGCACGCTCTTCGGCCGGCCGGTGATGTTCCTCGAGAACTGCCAGACCCTGGGCACCTCGGGCGACATCCAGCTCGTCAACCCCAAGGGCTACTACGCCGTGACCAAGGGTGCCGCGCCCGAGTACGCGGAGTCGATGCACCTCTATTTCGACTACAACATCCAGGCCTACCGCTGGATCTTCCGCATGGGCGGCCAGCCGTACCTGTCGGCGGCGATCAGCCCGGCCAAGGGTTCGAGCACCCGCGCGCACGTCGTGGTCCTGAGCTAAGGCGCAGGCTGAGAAAGAAACGGAGAAAGCATCATGTCGTACACGAACGTCAAACCCTCGAGCCGCGCCGTTGTGGCTGCCGTGCTCGATCCCATCTCGCAGGCCGCTGCGACCGTCACGACTGGTTGGGTCAGCATGGCGACCTACGACGCCGTCCTGGCGCTGCTGCAGGTCGGTGTGCTCGGTGCGTCGGCAACCGTCGACGCCAAGATTCAACAGGCGACGTCCTCGGGCGGCGCTGGCGCCAAGGATCTTTCGCCGGCTCGCTCGATCACGCAGTTGACCAAGGCCGGCACGGATGACAACAAGCAGGTCGCCATCAACGTCCGCTCGGACGAGCTGGATGTGGCCAATGGCTTCACCCACGTGCGCCTGAGCGTGACCGTCGGGACGGCGGCTTGCCTGATCTCGGCCGTGGTCCTGGGCTTCGATGCCCGGTACCAGACCGCGACGGCTGCCACGACCCTCGATGAAGTCGTGGGCTGATCTGACTGACGATCCCTGGGCTGGTGGACATCCACCAGCCCAGGGTGACACGGAGCAACATGGCAGCCAAGGGCTACTGCACGGTTGACGAGGTCGCCGCCTTTCTAGGCCGGACGTTCACGCCCGAGCAGGACACCTACTGCGAGCGCATGATCGAGACCGGCGAGGCCGATGTCGACAGCTACTGCGGCCGAGGCTGGCTGGTGGGTGCACAGACTGACGAGGATCACCGCTTCGCCGAGTATCGGTTGGGCGAGCTGTATCTGAGATACGCGCCCGTGTCGTCTGTGGCCACGGTCAAGGGCCGGGCCTACATGGGCGAGGCCGAGCAAACCCTGACCGCCGATGTGGACTACGAGGTTGTGAACCTCGAGGGCGGGCTGATCCGGATCGTGTACCCGGCGCTGTGGGATCGCATCCGCGCCACCTACACGCCGACGGCCACTGTGCCGCTGGACATCCAGCAGGCGACGGCCGAGCTCGTGGCGCATAAGCTGCGCTCGAACCTGATGCCCGGCAGTTACGGGATCTCGCAGCTCGGCCTCCCGGATCTCAATGTGACGTTCCGCCAGTATGCCTCCGAGGATTGGCCGCTATCGGTGGTCAATGCCCTGGATCGCTGGCGCTATGTGGTGACGGCGTGAGGGCCGCGGCATGAGCCTGATCGACATCGGCCTCGACCAGACCTGCACGGTGTACACGCCCAATGGCACGACGGGCGCGTATGACGTGACGGCCACGACGGGCCTGGCCTGTCGGCTGGCGCTGGCCAGCGTGTCTGGCGACATGGGCCCGAGCCGGGCCGAGGCGGACGGGACACGGCGTCTGCTGTGGGGCCCCGACTACGTCATGCCCGAAGAGGCGCAGGTCGAGGTCGACGGCGAACGCTGGAACATCGTGGCTGGGACGCTGGCCAAGCCGCGCGATCTGTCCGGCGCGATCGTCTATCGCCGGGCCGAGGTGACGAGGGCGGTGCCATGAGCGGGGTAGGGATCACGCTCAACGGCATGGATGACGCGAAGAAGCAGCTCGAGCGCATCGAGCGCGGCTGCCAGGGCCTGGCGCAGTGGACAGGCTATGTGTACTCCCGGATGCCCTATGCGTTCGGAATGGAGTACGGCAGCCATCGCGTGAGCGGGCGACTGGCCCGACGCGCTGGCGGCAGGCAGTACATGACTGAGGCGGTGTCGACGGTGATGACCGGCGCCGACATGGATCTGAGCCAGGGCCTGACGAAGGTCACGGCTCCGGGTCGGTGGGTGATCAAGCGCCTGGCGCTGTGGGCGCGACGTCTGTCGCGGCTCAACGTGCCGACCGAGACGGGCCGGCTGCGCCGTTCGATCAAGGTGGAAGTGAGGCCGAAGTAATGGCGCTCGATACCGTCGCCGTGGCGAACGCGCTGCAAGTGAAGTTGCTGGCCCTGTCCGGGATGGGCGCTGTACAGATCGGCGTACCCGAGAGCACCGACAAGCGGGTCAGCGCCTACATCACGATGGGCAGCCAGCCGAATGTGCGCAAGGCTACGGGGCTGGTGCGGCGCGAGGCCCGGTACTTCGTCAACTTCTGCTATCGCGTGGACAAGGCCGAGACCACGGCCGAGACGACGCTGATGGGTCTGGTTGACGCCTTCCTGACCGCGCTCTACGCCGACCTGAAACTCGGCGGCGCGTGCAACTCGATCGAGATCGACACCGGGCTGGCCGATACGCCCGACTATCAACTCAGGGCGGGCAAGGAATATCGGGAGTACCCGATCATCGTGACCGCAGCGCAGGACACAAACTACACGGTCGCACCGTAAGGAGCAGGACAGATGGCAGGTGAACTCTACAACCAGGTGTGGGAGATCGGGAACGAGACGACTGCCGGCACGCCCGTCGCCCGCACGCGCAAGATGTACTTCGACAGCAGCAGCAAGCTGGTCCGCAAGCACGACGCCCGCGCGCACAAGTTCGCGACCGGCACGCGCGACAACACCCGCGCCCTGACGCTCGGACCGCAGATGGTCGAGGGCACGTTGTCGATGCCGCTCTCGTCGGACGAAATTCTCGAGATGCTGCTGATGACGATCGACGGCACGGTGACGCCGACCGGCACGACCGAAAAGATCTGGGTCTTCAAGCCCGGCAACACCCTGGACTTTTGTTCCGTCGGCTGGAACGACGGCTCCCGGCCGTGGCTGGGTTCCGGCGTCTACGGCTCGAAGCTCAAGATCTCGGGCAACGTCAAGGACCAGACCACGGTCAGCATGGATGTGATGGGCCTGACGATGACGCAGACCGCGCTCACGGGCGGGTTTGCGGATCGCACGCCGCGCTTCATCGAGGGCTGGGAAACCAAGCTATTCATCGACGCGTTCGGCGGAACGGCCGGCACGACCCAGGTGACGGGCACGCTGATCAACTGGGACATCGAGATCGACAACCAGTTGGCCCGCAAGTTCTACGCCGCCAACACCAACGCGACGTCGGCGGTCACAGTTGGCGAGCTGGTCGTCACGGCCAAGCTCGTCTTCGAAGCTTCGAGCGCCACGTCGCTGACGGAGTTCTCGAACTGGATCGCGGGCACCAAGCGCCTGGTCCGGCTCGACTTCGGCAATAACGAGTTGATCACGGGCATTCACTACCACCAGGTGACGATCGACATTCCGGGCGCCTGGGATGCCGTCGACCTCGGAGGCACCGACGAAAACACGCGCACGTATGAACTCAGCCTGCAATACGTGTACGACACGACCAACAGCTACGGCCTGCAGATCCGCGCCAAGAACACGCGGGCCACGGCCTACTAAGGAGCGCCATGACTGACAGTCAACCGACTGCGCCACGCATCCAACGCCGGGAGGTCTGGGTTGACCTCCCGGCCGAGTACCCGGGATTCCGGGCTCGCGTCTGGGTCAACCCGCCCTCGAAGCTGTGGGCGGCCCTGGGAAGCGGCGAGAAGGACAGGCAGCTCGAGGCTGTGACGCAGGTCGTGCTCGAGCACAACGGCTGGTTGGACTACGACGGCAACGTGTTTCCGTCGCCCGACAAGAGTGAGTTTTGGGACGCCATCCCGGACGAGCTGTGCGCGGTTCTGCTGACGGTCATCCAAAAGAAAATGGGCGACCTCCCAAACTCCCTGATCCCGCAAAGGCGGCGATAACGCTGCTCTTGCGGGCCAGCAACCCGGCCGGTATCGATGTCCCCTGGGTTCTGGTGCGGCGCAGGCTGGCGGAGAAGTGGGGGATACCGCCCTGGGCCGTGGACGAGGCACCGACCGATGAGGTGCTGACCGAGCTGGAAATCATGAACATCGAAGCGCAGAGCGCAAAGAAGTAGACGCTGTGGCCAACCTCAACATCGCCATCGAGATTGCAGCCAAGGACGCCGCCAGCGGCGTGATCGGCAGCATCACCAACGCGCTCGGCGGGCTGGGCGGCCTGGCCAGCGGCGCGCTGTCTGTCGGCCTCGGCGTGGCGGCGGCGGGCATCGCCGGTCTCGGTGCCGGTCTGACGCTGGCCGTATCCGAGGCGATGGGCGCACAGGAAGTGCTTGCCCAGACCGAGGCCGTGATCAAGTCGACGGGCGGCGCGGCAGGCATGACGGCGCAGGCCATCGGCGATCTTGCCACCGAGCTGTCGCACAATTCGCGCTTCGCCGGCGATGCCATCCAGGAAGGCGAGAACCTGCTGCTCACCTTCACCAACATCGGAGCCGAGACCTTCCCGATGGCGACGCAGGCCATGGTCGACATGGCGACGGCAATGGGCACCGACGTCAGCGGCGGCGCGATCCAACTCGGTAAGGCACTCAACGATCCGGTTGCCGGGATCAGCGCTTTGTCGCGGGTCGGCGTCACGTTCACCGAGGACCAGAAGAAAGTCATCGAGAGCCTGGTCAAGACCGGCGACGTGGCCGGGGCGCAGAAGGTCATCCTTGACGAACTGAATAAGGAGTTCGGCGGATCGGCGGCGGCTGCGGCCCAGACCATGGCGGGCAAGTTCGACGTGATGAAGAACCGCCTGCTCGACGTGGCCGAGGCCATCGGCGGTCCGCTGCTCACAATGGGCTCTGACCTGATCGACAAGTTCCTCACTCCGGCGCTGCCGGTCATCGAGGATCTCGGCGGCGCTTTGGCTGGCTTCATTGGAGCTCTGGCCGGTGGCGACATCGAAGAAGCAATCGGTGGGCTTGCCGAGTGGGACAGTGTTCGCGGGATCCTGGATGCGCTCGGTCTTTCTGGCACTGAGTTCTATCAGGTCGCCGGGAACATTCAAACGACCTGGGATAGCGTAGTCGCTTCGCTGTCCTCGATCGACTTTGGCCCGCTCATGACGGCGTTCGGCGGACTGGTCGACGCACTCGGGATTCAGTTCCCGACGGCAGGCCAGACCGTGAACGGTGTGGCTGACGGGATCAAGATCGCGGCCCAGGGCCTGGCCGACTTCATGAACAACATCCTGCTGCCGGCCGTCACGTCGATCGTGACCTGGTTCACGACCAACTGGCCACAGATCAAGGCCACCGGCGAGCAGGTCATGGCCGGGCTACAGACCGCCATCGAGACCGTGGCCAACGGCATCCAGTCGTTCTGGTCCGAGTGGGGCGACGAGATCATGGGGATCTGGCAGGGCGTCGTCGACCAGGTGCAGGAATCGTTCGGTCTGTTCAAGCTGGCCTTCGAGGGCAAGTGGTACGAGTTCGGCGAGGGACTGCGCAAGGACTGGAACGAGAAGTGGGCGGCCATTCAAGGCATCGTTCAGGCCGGCATTGACTGGTTCAACACACAGGACTGGGGCGCGATCGGCACGGCCATCTTGCAAGGACTGGCCAACGGCATCACGGCCGCCACGCACTTCGTGATCGAGGCCGCGACCGCCGCAGCTCAGGCTGCCTTTGATGCGGCCAAAGGTTTCCTCGGGATCAAGTCGCCGTCCACAAAATTCGAATGGCTCGGCATGAACTCGGCGCTCGGGTACGCGCAGGGCATGGACGCCTACGCGCCCGCCATGGCCTACGCTACAACCAGCGCATCCAGCGGAGCGTATAACAGCGCCGCCAATGCTGTCGCGGGCGGCGCCTCCATGGTGTTCAACATCGACGCACGCGGCGCCGCTAACGGCGTGGAGTCGTCAATCAAGGCTGCGGTGAAGGAAGCTCTGCAAGAAGCCGGCTACCGCTCAGACCGCATGTCACGGACACGCTAATGCCCACACTGAAACTGACAGACGGCACGACCACGGTGAACTTCGGCGACACGACCGGTAATTATCCGCTCTGGTCTGGCGGATACGTTCCGAAGATCAATGCGCTGCGGGTCGGCAGCATCGGCGGGCGCGGGCCCTACGAGGAAGTCGAAGAGACGATTACCTTCGACATCGTCGACACGACTGCGGCGGCTTGCTACACGCGCCTGAATACACTCTCTGGCTTATTGCTTCAGGCCAATCGCTTCGCGCGTGGCGAATTCGTCTCGCCCGTTCTGTTGCAGTATTCGCCAGACGGGGCGTCGGTGTCGAGCTCTGGAACTCCGTTGCAGGCGCTGGTTGTTGGCTCGCCATCGGGCACGCCTTCGGGCGTGTCGTTGCCGGTGACGTTCGACACCACGGGATTCAAGTACCGCATTGAAAATGTCGAGATTTCAATCGTGCGCCAGGTGTGGTTGTTCAGCACTGAGACCCAGACCTCGGCCAGCGTCGACAACGGCACGGTGACCACGGTGACCTTCTCGGCGGACGTCGAGTACTTCTCGCCGACCAAGGCCTACTTCCTGACGATGATGGGGTACAACCTTCAGCCCGGGTTCTATGTGGTCGGGTCTGGTGCGAACTCGATCCAGGCTGTCTCGGTGGCAAACACGACCGGCTCGCCGACCGGAGCCGGCTACACCTACGTCAACGATGCAGCCGGGCTCCCGCGAAACGGATCACATGTGCTGCGCTACACGCCGACCGGCACAACCGAGGCCGCTGGGTACTGCTACAACAAGATCGACCTTGAAGAGGGCAAGCGCTACGCCGTCCTGGTGAGCTGCAAGAACAACTCTGGGTCGACGTCGTTCGGTGTGCGGGCCGGGATCAAGTATTACGGACACACCTACATCAGCCAGCACACCGAGCAGCGCATCATTCCGGCCAGCTTCAGTACTGGTTACGTTGCGCTGGGCACGTTCGTGGCAGTTCAGGACGGCTCGCCTTACGGATCGGCGGCGACGGATGTGGCGCTCGAGGTCACGGCCTCAGCTGCGTCTGGGTCGATTGACTTCGACAGCCTGATCATCGTCGAGGCCGACAACGCAAGCATCATCCAGATCAGCAACCCGTTCAAGCTCGGAGTATCCCTGGGAACACAATCCGAGTACGTCACATTCGACAATCGGTATCTGACCGGCATCGACGCTCGGCCGTGGAGCAGTGCGCTATCAGGCGAGTCATACGAGATCGTGTGTTCGGGAGGAGAGGTGCTGTCGAAAGGGACGGCCGTAAAGGTCGTGCTGCTTGCAACAAATAGCACGTACTGGAAAATCTACGCCGCAACGGTACTGGCGTCGACCCACCAACTGACGCGCCAGCGCGTATATCTCTCCCCAGTGTGACCCATGGCATCCGAGAGACTGCACATCCAGATCACCGATGGGGCCGGGGCCAAGGTCGCGGCCTGGGATAGTCGCGTGCGCGGGCTGTCATTGCGCAAGGACAATCACGGACCGGCCTCGGCGACGTGGTCGGTGATGTCTTTGCCACACGAGGCGTTCCGCTACTACGGCGAGTTGCCCGGAAAGAAGGCGACGGTCAGCGCCTGCGGGCGTCCGGTCTGGGTGGGCCGGATCGAAGATGTGAAGCTCACCGACACCGGCATCGACGTCACGGCGTTCGGTTACCAGAACGCGCTGCGGGATATCCCGTTTACGCAGTTCTGGTCATCCACACGGACTGACGAGTGGGAGGTGGTACAGCCAACCCACATCGCGGGCCGTGCCCCTGACCGATATCGCCTTGAGACTCAGGCCGGGCTATATCTCTCGTTGCAGCGCGGAGACACATACGGAACAGCCACAGACGTCGGATCGTTGATGTATCGCATTCCAAACGGCACGGCGCGCCTGGTCTACACGATGGCGTTTGACTGGGCCGTGACGCTTCCGACTAACTGGCAGCTTGTGGTCGAGACGCGCACGGCGGCATTCGGATCGGCAGCCCCAACAACTATTGTCACCGGGAACGGTGCATTACAAAGCGGGTCATCGGCACTGACGCTCACGGCAAACGAAGTTGTGATTGTGTCGGTATTCAACAACACAGGCGCGAACTATACGGCGGCTGGCGAGACAGGCACCCAGGTGGCACGCCTCCAAAATGTGCGCATCAAGGGCACGACCAGCGCCAGCCTATACGCCGATGAGATCATGCGCGAGATCATTGGGCAGATGGCGGGGGCAAACCCAACACAGATCTCAGGCGCGACTACGCTTATCCAGAGCCCTGGACTTGACCTGCGCGACGAAAACTATCTTGATTTACTCCCGTCAGATATCCTCGACTACCTTGCGGCCCTCGGTGATACACAGACGCCGCCGCGGATGTGGGAGTGGGGCGTAACGAATGACCAGGCGCTTTACTTCCGGCCGCGCGGGTTTGGCCGCTCATGGTATGTCGACGCTGCTGAGCTATCCGTTGAGCAGTCGTTGTCAAATCTGATCAATGCTTCGTTTGCAACGTACCAGGAAGCCAGCGGGCGCACACTGCGCACATCTGTCTCAACAGATCCAATCAGTATACAGCGCGCAGGGTTCCAGAGACGGACCGCGCTCAGCACTTCGACAACCGCAATTGGCCAGGCAACAACGCATCGTGACGCGGCACTCAACGACGGCAAGGATCCACGCCCGCGCACAGCGATCGAGGTCAGGATGTTGCGCTCCGACAGCGGCTCGCGGGCATATCCGTGGGAGGCCGACTCAGGCGACACCGTGACGATCCGCAACCTGCCGCCGACGATCTCGGCCAGCGTCGACCGCATCCGGTCGTTCGTGATCAGTGAGGTCGAGTACGACGCCGATACCGGCATTGCCAAGTTGACGCCCGAGGATCCGGTGCCATCGCTCGATGTGATCACGGCGCGCTACTCCGCCGGCCTCGGGTTTGCTGTTGGGCCGTTCGCGGTGTCCACGCGCACCCGAGGTCCACGATGATGCGCGACGGCTCCTCGCTATTCGTGATCGCGGCCCTGGCCCTCGTGCTGATGGTCGGGGCGGCCTGGGTCTGGTCGCGGCATCGCTCGAGTTGCCCGACGTCGGCTGCGCCCATTGGCTGTGGAATCACGGAGCTGCCGTGAAACTCAGTGTCCACTCGTACCTGGGTCGATCGCGTTGGCTGCGGCGCTACATAGCCGCTGGCGCGACATGGGTAAAGGTGACAGATGCGCCTGACGTCGCGCTGGCTATAGCGCGCGAGTTCCCAAAGGTCAACGTTATCTATCGGCGCATCGACACGCGGCAGCTTGGCGACTGGATCGGCGCGTTTCCGGATCCAATGAAGGCCGGTGAAGCGATGGCTGCCCTGTTCGGAGACATTGCGCCAGCGCCAAATCTGTGGGTCGAGGGCATCAACGAGCCGGTGCTCAACAGTGTGGCCGAGGCAGAGTACCTGGGTAAGGCGGAGGCGCGGCGGGCGGCCATACTGGCAGCGCGCGGGCTGAAAAGCATCATCGGCAACTTCGCCACCGGAAACCCGCAGAACCTGATGTTCGTCGTTTGGCTGCGAACGTACCTCGGAAACGGTGGCTCGAAGGCGTCGCCTATCGGTGTGCACCAATATGGCGTGCTCGACCTTGATCCGAACGCCGACGGCTTCAACCTGCTCGGGCACCAACGCCTGCAGCGAGAGGCCGGCGCGCTCGCGTCCGGAATGGTGTTTGTCGCCACCGAGCTTGGTCTGGATCGCATCTTCGTCAATGGCGCGTGGCGTGGCGGAGGATGGCGCACGCAAGGGAACGAACAGCAGTACCTGGCGTGGCTACTCAAAGTCGAGGTCGCGTTCGACGCTGATAGGTCAATCATCGCTGGCCTGCTCTTCGATTACTACAGCACGGACATGTGGAAGGACTACGACATGGAAGACGCGAACGCCGTGAACGATGGGCTGATCGCGGCCGTCGTTGCTGACGGTCAGCAGGACGCGCGCCCCGACTGCGCCCGCACCGACGTTCCCGATGACTGGACGCACACGGTCGAGGCGACCAAGGGGCTCAACGTGCGCAGTTCGGCCGCCAACCTGGGCGACGCAAACCTGTTGTGCGCGATGGTCAACGGCAAGCAGGTGCGGGCGCTGAAGCGTGTCGGCGACTGGATGCAGATCGATTGGCCGGTGGCCGGGTACTGCTGGGCCCCGAACCTCAAGCCGCGCGCCGCCGTGCAGCCGCCAGAGCACAAGCTCGGCACGCCGATCACGCTACCTGCGGGCGCGCGGTTCGTCGACGTCTCAGCCTGGCAGGATCCGGCCGACGTTGACTGGAAGGCGATGCGCTGGAATGGCTGCACCGCGGCGATGATCCGCCTGGCCGCCGGCACGCTGACGGATCCCGAATGGCACCTTTACGCCGCCGGCGCGAAAGCCGCGGGCATCCCGTGGTTCGGCTACGTCTACTTCAGCTTCACGGTCAGCTGGCAATCGCAGATCGCGGCGCTCACGGCGGCGATCAACAAGATGGCGGCGCTGCCGACCGTGGCGCTCGACCTCGAGGGCGCCAACCCGTCGAAGTCGGACGTCGACCTACGCAACTATCTGTCGGCGCTGAATCTGATGGGTGTGCCGGTCGCGCTCTACACGCGCCAGTCTTGGGTCACCGAGCACCTGCCGCAGCTCGCGACGATCCTGAACAGCGTGCCGCTGATCGTGGCCAACTACCGCTATCCCGTCGACGCACAGCCGGCCTTGCCGCCGGGCTACTCGAAGGCCAATGCCTGGCAGCACGTCGCCGGCGAGCGCGTCGCCCTCGATAAGCTCTACTGGGCGCGCTTCATGACGCGCTCAGGCAAGTACCTCGATGAGAGCATTGTGATGGATAGCGGTCTGACGGTCCACGCGGGAGCATGAACATGGGAAAACTGATCGAAAGAAACAAAGACCTGTTCGATGACCTTTGCGACGAGGGCGACTTCGGCTTTGACGAGGGAGAGCGAAATATTCTGATTGTGATGCCGCCGCACAAGCGCCTGGCCGGCATTCCGATTCATCGCGATCGCGCAGTGGCTGACCGGTCACCATCGCCGATGTGGTGGTGGGACGGCAACCGCGAGGCCCCGACGCTTGAGCCGTCGATCCTCGCCGTCGACACCGGTTGGCACGGATGGATGCGCGCGGGCGTGTTGGTTGAGGTGTGAGTTTTGCTGACCGTCAGCAAAAGGCTAGGCACCGTGCCTGGCCTTTGTGTTCTCTACTGGAGAACATCACCGCGTCATCCAGGTTGCCGCGATCATGGTCATGGCTAGTGCGCCGCCAACTGCCGCCGCCCTCGCGTCTGGCGACGCCACCAGGCAGAGCGCCACGACCGCCAGCGTGATCGAGTAGTGATCGAGGATGTGGTCAATCAGGTTGCGCATGGAGCGATGGTATCACGGCGCCTCAGATCCCAACCCTCGTCGCCGTCGACGACGCGGTACGTCCGCCGCACCCACGCCTCAACCCTGCCATGCACCGGCAGCCAGTCGACGTAGGGCATGCGGTAATGCCAGTTGAACCACGCCCGCCATTTGCGGCTGTCTATGTCTGGCTCGGTTTCGCAATCGACGTCGAACTCATCGGGCATCCACTCGCCGTTGTCCTGCTGTGTGCATCCGGTGATGTCGCAAACCCACAGGCGAGCGCCGCAGATCGGGCAGACAGCAACGGCCGCGGGAACGCGGAAGGGCTTGATAGTCATCGCTCACTCTGCCTTCCGCGAAACGACATCGATGATCTCGGTGCGCGGCACACGCGGCTTGCGTTTGCGATTCAATAGCCGATCGACCGGGTGTATCTCGGGGACCAGCACACAGCGAACATTGATGTGATTGGCCAGCAGAGCTTCAGTCAGCTTGCGCTTGATCTCTTCCCTGTGTCTCAGTAACTCAGCTTCGGTTGCTGGGTCCTGGGCATTGAAGGAATGATAGTAGGTCTTGAAGTCCATCGCTCACACCATCCCCTTCCGCGCCTTGAGTGCATCTCGTGCGATGCCGGCCATGTTGCCAACCAACAGCCACGGATGGCCGCCGTCGGTCTGCGTGTTCGCCTTGTCGCCGATCTGCGCGATCTTCTCAAGCGCCGCCCGCGCCGTGTCAAGGTCGGAGGCGTCGCGCACCAGAGACGACCGGAGCACCTTCACAAGATGCTCAGCAGATTCCTTGTCAGCCTCAAGCTTGATGAGATCGTAGTACCCCATCGTCACGGTTCGTTCAATCTTCGCGTCGCTCATTTCGTAAGCCTCCGGTTCTTGGCTTCGTAGCTCGCCCACCTCGGACGCGGCGCGGGCGACAGGGCCCAGGCCACGATGTCGAGCAGTGCGGCCACTCGGCTGTGGTCGGCCAGCAATCCCCAGCGGGTCTTGCGTCGGTTGTGTTTCACAGCACGCCCTCCTTTTCGACAATGGCCCGCGCCCTCTCGGGATCGACGCCGGCCCACAGCAGCATGAAGTGCAGGCCGCCGTGTTCCTTCGCCATCTCGACCGCCACCGTCTTCCATGGCACGGCCTTGCGCGGCGCAGGCAGCAGCCCGACGCTGATCAGCTTGCGCCGGTGACTGGCGTTCAGGCGGCGCTTGCCGTTCTGGGCACTGGACAGGGTTCCCGCCGGGATGCCCACGGTCGCCGCCAGCGCCCGCACCCCGCCAAAGTGGGCCACCGCCTGTCGAATATGCTCAATTTCAGATTTGCGAATTCGCGTCATTTTTGGTCTCTCCTCACTGCCGTGCCTTTTCGCGCAGCCGTCGCCAGGGAAGGGGCGTCACAGCGTGAAACAGGGCATCCCTGTCCGCTTGCTGACCGTCAGCAAAACGGCCCCGGACCGCCCCACCCCGGCCGGAAGTGGTCCAAACAAGATCTCCATCGCCGGGCTTCCGTGGAACTCGACCTCAAACGGGCCAGGTCGCGGAACTCCGTGTATGAGCGCCAAGCCTGCTCCCCAGGACTTCATGAACTCCCTGGATCTATCCCACTGATGCAACCCCCACGATTTGTAACTCTTGTTCGGCTTTACCTCCACAAAGAATGCCACCCCGTAAACGGAAATCTCGAAGTCCGGCCTGTACGACCCCATTGGTCCAACCTTGAACAACTTAGGTTCGTACACCCACGGTATCCCACACGCGTCGAAGTAAGCCGCCCAGCCAGCCTCAAGACCCGATCGAAACGTCACTCCAGAGTAGATTACCTTGCGTCCGCGATACGATTTCAGCGTCATTTGATCCCCCCACTCTTGCTATTTCTCGCCAAACATCCAAACACGGGAAACATCTGTGTTTGAAAAATCGCTTTCATCGGCTCGATGGGGCGGGGCGGTCGTACTTCGCATCGCCCGCGACCTCTATCGCGATGCTCCCAAGCGTGTGCCCCTCGGCCAGGAACGTACCTCCACCCACGCCGCGCTTGACCTTATTGACGAGTCCCTTTGATATCAGTTGGTCGACCATCTGGTCGCGCCAGGCGATCGACAGGTACCCAGCAGATTTGAACGCCGACTGCGGAGGAACGACAACGGCGTCGTCACCGGCTATTGCACACGCAGCCCGAATGAACCCGGTCAAGTCCTCTTGGTCGGGCGACATCGCGTAGCTCGTGGTCGAGAATGCGACGCTTTCAAGTGCGCAGATTCTTTCCTTGGCGTGCTCAACTTCTGTTTTCAGCCTGTCGATTTCGGCGATGAGTTGACTGAATTCAGTTTCCATTATTGGTTTCTCCAATGGATTGACTTTGGGCGGTCTTCGCGGGCGCGACCGTCCATACCAGGTCGACCGGCTGACTGGTCGACAGGATGGCGACGGCCCAAAGGTACAGAGCCGCCAGGATCAGGCCCAGGGCGATGGCGATGGTTCTCATGTGATGGCTCACAAAACTCACTTATCGCGTGTCAGTCCTGCTGATAGTCGTCAGGGATCACGCGGACGGCCGGGTGTTCCTCGGTCAAGCCGCCCGCCCAAAACGTTGCACGCCGTTTCTCTGAGCGCGCCAGTGATCGCTGTTCGAGTGCGCGGCGTAGGACTCGTATCAAGCTGATAGCCTCCTCCTCGGTGAGATCCATTGTCTGCTCGCGGACCATGATCCTGATTGGTGTTGACATTGTCCTACTCCCCGGCCTGCTTGGCCTTTGCCTTCTTGATATCGCGCCTAACCCTGGATGCGCCCTCGCGCAACGCTCCCGGCGCGTCCATCTCCACATCGCGCACAATCTGCCATATCGCCCGGCACGCCACGACCAGGGCTGCGATGGTGGCGCGGCTGCGGTCATTGGCTTGGTGGCTCGCCCACCACTT